CGTTAGGCCACGCAATACGGCGCATGTCCGCCGGTCTTTTCCATCTCGGCCCACTGAGCGCGGTAGTACGCCTGCCCGCCCGGCTTGCCGTCCTCGCCCAGCGCCTGCACGTAGCCCTGCGCCCCCCATGTGCGCGGTTCGGTGACCGTCATGATCGCGCCCGCGAACATGGGGTTTCGGCACGTCTCGGGGTTCAGTTGCACCAGCTCGCCAGGTGCCAAGTGTTCGCCTTCGGTCATCGCTTCTCCAGTGCCACCAGCGTGGCCTAACCCTTCGCACAAGCTGACCGCGGGTGGCAGTCAGCGCTCCGTCGCCACCGCAGCGCGGCAGCTTTCCTCAACCGTTAGGCGCTCTCAGGCTCGCCATCGCATCGCTCGCTCATGCAGTAGGTCAGCCTGCCAAGCTCTGTCAGTGCGTAGCCAGCCACCGTGTAGCGCCCGGCCAGCGTCTCGCTCACCTTGCGCAGCATGCCGTCAGCCACCAGCGCGTCGGCGCGCTTTGTGGCCTTTGTCTGCATCATGTAAAGCGGGCTCTTGTTCACGGCCGCATCGATCTCGGCCGCAAACGCCTTCTCCAGCAGGTCTAGGTCTTTACTGTCCATAGGTCCTCTCGCTTCGGATACTCGCGCCTAACCTGTCGCTCAAGCTGACCCACTACGGCTTCGCCTTCGTGGGCAGCTTAGCTCCCACGTTAGGCATTATTCATCAGATCTTGCAGTTGACTCTCCAAGGTCTCACGCACAGTAGCAACCCAAGCAACATCTATCGCAACACGGACGCCGCGCATAGCGGATGGCACGTCGTCTGCTGACATCCATCCCCCTGCGTCGCAGTTGAGAACGTCTCCGTTTGCCAGCAGCCTAATTCGATCTCCGACCAAGAACTCACCATCAACGCTTGGACGTGTGACGACGTATCTAGGTCCAACGCGCATGCCTAACCCATCGCTCAACCCACGACCTGCGTCGGCGTTGCTGCTCGGTATAGCTTCGTGTGTCATGGTCTCGCCTCCGTGGTCGGGGTTAGCTCGAACGTTAGGCCCCATGCACGTAGTGACGCGCCAGTTCAGGGCTGCCGCTGCACGCGCGCTCCAACTCTGCGCGTAGAGCCTTGTGTGCTTCGTGTGCCGCCTCGATGGCCGCCTCCAGCGTCGCCCCGGCGCTCAGGCACGCGCGTATGGCCGCAGTATCGTCACCTGGGCCGTAGTCGCCGCTGTCCACCCATTCAATGTCGTGCAGGGCTTTCGCTACCAGCTTCAGGTGCTTTGCAAACGCGCGCCGCTCGGGCGTGTCCTCACTAAACGAGGCTTCGCACTCCAGTTTGGAGTACAGGTAGTTCATGCTTCCGCCGCTCATGTTTTCTCCATCAATGGGGCCTAACCCATCACACAACCCAGACCGCAAGCGGCGAGGTTTGTTCGAACGTTAGGCATCATCATCCGCACATCGATCCATTGCCATAGGTGTAAACCCTAGACAATCCTCTCTGCAGCCACCGATTGCGCGAAGTCTAGGAGCTCGCTGAACGTCCGCTTGTCCATCTTCGACGTGCGCGAGCCCAGCATCACGACGCCACCGTTTAGGCCCATCGCAAGACGCGCGGTTTCCTGGCGGAAAGCTGCGGTTAGCACGTCCTTCCACTCTTCAGGCGTCATCCGCACCATGGCACCATTGACGGGCCATTCCAGCCGCTCCGAAAACTCCGTCAGCAGCGCCCATAGTGCGGCGTTTTGGTCGAGGCTGCGGGTAGGTGGCTTGATGGTGACTACGTAGTTCTCAGGAGCCTGCGCGATGGCGTCGCAAGCGCGCTGGCGGGCCTCGGAGTGGGCTAGTCGGAAGATCACGCCAACACTCTCCGTAGAGTCTCGTTCAGCGCATCCATTTCCGACCACTTGCGCACGCTCCACAATCGTTTCTGGCCGTGCAGCCCGTTGACGCTGCCCCGGTGGCAGTCAGGGCACAGCGGGACCGATAGGAACCACTGTCCCTGTTCTAGCTCGTGGCACTCGCTCGGCCCTGGCGCATCGCACAGCACGCAAGCCATCGCCTTGATGCGCTCGATATAGCGGCGCTCGGCAACGGTGGGCGCGGGCTTGTTGCGGCTTTGCATGGTCAAAACGGGATCGAATCCTCAAAGTCAGCCGTCGCAGCCTTCGGCGGCGTTTTGCGCACGGGCGCCTCTGCGGCTTTGCTCTTGTTATATGCCGACAGCACCGCATCACCGAAGGCGCGCGACACGTAGACATGCTGCCAGTATTTGCCGCTGTCGAGCTTCCGGCTGGGCCAGCTAACAAACGGGCCGCTCTGGCCCTGCACGATGCGGCAGCCCTTGATCGTGATGAACGGCTCATCGCCCGAGCCGGTAAGGCTCACGTTAAACTGCTCGCCGTGGTGTTCGATGGTGATTTTCATGCGGTGGTTTCCTCAGTTGGTTGATTGCGCGCGGCTTCGGCGGCCAAGCGCTTGATGCAGGCGCGAAGGTCAGAGTGGGGCTTGAGCACTTCCCAGAGCGCCATCTTCTCGTCGCTGTCGGTGATGCCTTGCACTTCCTCGAAGGCGCCCCACTCGTTGCCCTCGTTGTGCTTTTGGATCGCCGCAGCGGCCACGGCACGAACGATCTTTGCGCGTGCTGGCGTCAGGCCGAGGTGGGCTTTCTCTGTCGGCCGCTCGGGCTCAGGCTCAGGCTCATAGCCTGACTCAAGCGGCATCTTTGCCCAAAGCTCATAGGCCAGCCCAAAGGTCATCGCTGCGGCCATGCAGACGCCCCGGCGGTGCGTGTCGGTCAGGTCGCGGGCCGTGATCTTGTCGCGCGGGATCGCGGCGTTGCGCGTGTCCATCACAGCCTGCGGGACCGGCGGCGTGGCGATATCGCCGTTGCGGAAACGGATCAGCAGGTAGCAGCCCACGGGCGCAGCGTGCAAGATTCCCCCGTCGCGGGCTTCGACCAGTTCAGGCAGCCAACCTGGCGCGTTGGTGCGAAGAAGGTGCATCGTGCGCGACCAGTTGATGTAGCTGGCCGAAAAGTTCCCGCCGCCGATCTTTTCGACCAGATCAGCAGTGGCAACGCCTGCAAGATTCGGAAGTTGCATCTTCGTCTCCATCAGTTGAAGCCCTGCCCTGCAGCCTGCTCGTCCTCGTACCGGCGCGCAATCTCGCGCGTCAGCTTGTGCAGTTCGATGCGGCACAGCCGCTGGAATCGCAGCATGCTGGGCAACGGGAGCGGCAGTGGCGCAAGGGCCGCGCGAAGGTGCGCGGGGTAGCGGTTTGGCGTGTTCATGCAGCTATGTTGCCGCCTGTAGTGCTACTGCGCATCGGTGGAAACCCTAGCCTCGTCGTGCGGTGCTGCGGCAAGCATGGCCCGCCACGCCGCATGAACTTCTGACTCGGCCCCGTCTAGATCACCAAAGCTCGCGGCTAACAGCGCGCCCTGACCTGCGACGACCATCGCCATAGTCGGCTCGATTGGAACCAGCTTCCACCCAGGCGGCGTGTTCACAGCGACCCCAGCGTGACGATTGCAAAGCACAGCGCCACGGCCAGCCACGCGACCAGCCCGTAGATCGCCCCTGCTACCACTCCGCGCCCTTCGCTCTCCGGCACTTGGCAGGCGTCGGGTGTTTCGCAAGGCTTCCGGCCCTGGCAGCAGCTTCCGCCGCTGCATCGGACGATGGGGATCGTGTCGTGATACTGGCGCGCACCGCGCCCGATATCGTCAGCAGGCCACATGGTCAACTCCTAGACGGGCACACAGCCCTTAGCCAACATCACGCCGATGGCGCACACGCAGGCGATGCAGATAGTGCGCTGGATCAAACGGCCGAAGTTCGTGGCGCACCACGCTTGGACGTAGTCGCGCATCAGGCGGCGTGACGGGTTCAACGGGCGCAGTCTGGTCGGCTTCATCACACCTCCACTCTGTACTTTGCAGGTACGGCGGCAATCTCGTCCTCTCGCCAAACAGCGCGAACGGCGTCAATGGCGTCGTCCATCCAGTCGATATCCAGTAGGTCCGCGTCGAGCCAGTCAAGGCCAGTCCAGATTCCGCCGATGTACCAATCATCCGGCCCGTCGCCCTCATTGATGATGCACACCGTGACGTCCGTCCCGCGCACGGTCAGCGTCATCGGAGTACCGCCAGCCTTTCGCGCCGTCAGAGCGCAGCCGTGCGCCGCAGTGGTGGCAGCCTCGCGCGCCTTGCGCAGTTCAGCCTCCAATCTGCCGACCTCCTGAGCCAGCCTGGCGCGGGCCTCAATGTCTGTTTCCGCGGCCGGCTTGACGTAGCCGACGACGACGGGTGACGCGGCGGCCACGTAGCCGGTGCCGCGCTCCGAGTCGTAGATGGCCCTCTGGCGCTCTGCCTCGGCAACCTCGTGGATGTGGCTCATGCGGCCTCCGTGTGCTCGATGGCCTGCAGTTGGCTGATCTGCCGCTCGATCTCGGTTACAGCCGCCGCGAACTGGGCGCGCAGTTCCTGCCGCTTGGCTTCCAGCGCCTTGACTTGCTGCGGGCGCGGGTCGAAGTCGTCGGGCACTTCGAACGTCACTTGAACGGTGCCGACAAAAATGCGCGCGCGGTCGTTCTTCCACTCGCTGCGGTCAAGGCACCAGCGGTTGAAGCCGATGGCTTCGCAGTGCTTGTCGGTGTCGTAATGGACGAACACCGTCTGAGTGATCTGAGCCATCGCTTTGTCTCCCCGGCCCGCCGCGGATGCGGGGTGTCTGTGGGCCGATGTCGAGACTCTACCGGCCGTATTAGCCATTGCCATCGGTGCAAACCCTAATAGTCGGGCCCATGCGTGTGGAGCATCATCGCTGCATGGACGACGACACCGTAGCCGCTCTGCGGCAGACAGCAAAGGACCGGCTGAACTTTATCGCGTGGATTGCTTCACGCCTAGAGGAGCAGGAAGACAACCGAGATATCCGACGAGAGGCGGCGCTGATCCTGCGCCAACTTGTCGAAGATGCGAGGGGCCAATGCAGCACTTCCTGAGCGATGACGAAAATACGGCGCTGCAGCTTGCCATCGCAGCAGGCGAGCTACCAGCAGAGCCAGCCCCGGCGTTTTACCGCGTGAGTTATGGGCAACTGAGCATCGCGCGGCACTACGGCGGGATCAAGTTTGGCGGGCACACCTATACACACTTTCCGGCCGGCGATCAACTGATCCGCGACGACGTGCTGCAGTGGGTGACAAAGCGCCGCAAAGCCGAGCGCAAAGCTGAATCTGACCAAGCCAAGGCGGCGCAGGGGGATCTGCTGTGAACGCGATGGCCGCGATTGTCCGGACGGTATCCAGCCCGTTCACCCGTCGAGCGAAGATCCCGCCGCTTACCAAGCGCGTGCAAGAGGTGGCCGACTTTGTACGGGATAACCCAGGCTGCAGCCGGCAAGCAGTGGCCGCGCGGTTTGGCTGCGCTGGCCGTACGGCTGGCATCCATCTACAGGCTGCGAAGCTGAACAACTTGGTCCGGTGCGAGTACCTGGGCCGATTCTCAAGGTGGTATCCCCATGTTGCACCCGATTGAGCGCGACCCGAGCACGCTGAAGTGGCGCGGGTCTGGCATGGATTCTCGCCGGCTGTGGCTTTGCGGACACCGGCACCGGCCGGGCATTTTTCGAGGCAGAACGCCGTACAAGTGCGGGAACTGCATGCAAAAGAAGGAGGAGAAGTGAGCGACTACGCCGCGTTCCTGCGCAACAAAATTAAGATGGCGAGCTTCAAGGGCTTTGACATCAAGCCCGAAGCAGCGCATCCGTGTCTGTACCCGCACCAGCGCGACATTGTGCGATGGGCGGTGCAAGGTGGCAACCGGGCCATCTTCGCCAGCTTTGGCCTCGGGAAAAGCGTTATGCAGTGCGAATGGCTGCGCCAAATCATCAACGCCGCAGGCGGTTTGGGGTTGATCGTTTGCCCGCTCGGCGTTCGTCAAGAGTTGATCCGAGACGCAGCCATGCTCGGCGTGAAGCTGGTTTTCATCCGCAGCGCGGGTGAGATTGTGGAAGGCCAATCTTTCTACTGCACGAACTACGAAACTGTGCGCGACGGCAAACTAGACCCGTGCATTTTTACTGCCGTCAGCCTTGACGAGGCCAGCGTGCTCCGGTCGTTTGGCTCGAAAACGTATCAGGAGTTTCTGCCGCTGTTTGAAGGTGTACGTTTTAAGCTGGTCAACACAGCGACGCCTAGCCCCAATCGGTTCAAAGAGTTGATCCACTACGCCGGGTTTCTTGGCGTCATGGATACCGGCCAGGCCTTGACGCGGTTTTTCCAGCGCGACAGCGAGAAGGCCGGGAACCTGACGCTGTACCCGCACAAGGAACAGGAGTTTTGGCTTTGGGTGTCATCGTGGGCCGTGTTCGTCCAAAAGCCGAGCGACCTTGGTTATAGCGACGATGGATATGACCTGCCGCCGCTTGATGTTCGTTACCACGAGGTGCCGAGCGATTACAGCCGGGCAGGTACTGACCGCGACGGTCAAGCCCTGATGTTCACAGATCCGGCAATGGGCCTTAGCGCTGCGGCCGGCGAAAAGCGCGACAGCATGCCGGGCCGCGTGGCCGTGGCTGCGCAACTAATCGCCGAAGCGCCGGAAGATCACTTCGTTATCTGGCACGACCTAGAAACGGAGCGGCATGCTCTGCAGGCGGCCATTCCTGAAGCTGTAAGCGTTTGGGGCAGTCAAGACCTGGAAGAGCGCGAACGTCGCATCGTTGACTTTGGCGATGGGAAGTTCAGAGTGCTTTCGACGAAGCCGGTAATCGCTGGCAGCGGTTGCAACTTTCAGCGGCACTGCCATCGGGAAATCTTCGCGGGCATCGGGTTCAAGTTCAACGACTTCATCCAAGCGATTCACCGCGTGCAACGATTTCAGCAGCCGCACCCGGTGCGAATCGACATCATCTACAGCGAAGCCGAGCGCGAGGTTTTGCGAACCCTTCAAGCCAAATGGGCGCAACATGAGGAACTGGTGAAGAACATGAGCGACATCATCAAGCGGTACGGTTTGAACCAATTGGCCATGCAGGAAACGCTAGCGCGTTCCATCGGAGTGGAGCGCATCGAGGTCACTGGCGAACTGTTTAGCGTGGCGAACAATGATTGTGTGGAAGAGGCCAAGATCAAGCCTGAGAACCACGTCGACTTGATCGTGACCTCAATTCCGTTCGCGAATCACTACGAATACAGCCCGAGCTATAACGACTTCGGGCATACGGAAAACAACGACCATTTCTGGGCGCAGATGGATCACCTGACGCCGGAACTGCTACGCATCTTGAAGCCTGGCCGCGTCTACGCCTGCCACGTCAAAGACCGTATCTTGTTTGGCAACGTCACCGGGGCCGGCGCTCCGACCGTTAGCCCGTTCCACTGCGAGGCCATCATGCACGGTCGGAAGCATGGTTTCGACTACATGGGGCTAATCACCGTGGTTACCGATGTGGTGCGCGAGAATAATCAGACCTACAGGCTTGGATGGTCTGAGCAGTGCAAGGACGGCACGAAGATGGGCGTAGGCTCGCCGGAGTATGTCGTCCTGTTTCGCAAGCCGCAGACGGATCGCTCGCGCGGATATGCGGACGTGCCGGTGGTGAAATCAAAGGCGGAATACACCCGCGCGCATTGGCAAGTGGACGCGCACGCGTTCTGGCGCAGCAGTGGAAACCGCCAGATTACCGCTGAAGAGTTGGCCGGTCTTGGACCTGACAAGCTGGCCAGCCTGTTCACTCAATACAGCCTGCAGTCGGTCTATGACTACGAATTCCACGTCCGCATCGGTGAAGAGTTGGAGGCGCGAGGAGCGCTGCCTTCGACGTTTATGAGCCTTGCGCCCGGCTCGCATCATCCGGACGTTTGGCACGACGTTACGCGCATGCTGACGCTGAATAGCGAGCAGTCGCGCCGGGCCGTCGAGAAGCATGTTTGCCCGCTGCAGTTTGACATCGTGGACCGTTTGATCGAGCGATACAGCAATCCTGGAGAGCTGGTCTATGACCCATTCTGCGGCTTAGGAACGGTGCCCTATCGGGCAATCATCAAGGGTCGCCGTGGTGGCGGGAGCGAGCTTAACCAGGGCTATTTCATGGATCAAGTCCACTACCTGAAATCGGCGGAAAAGCAGGTCAGCATGCCTAGCTTGTTTGACCTCGAAGAGCTTGACCGCGAACAACCTGTGCAGGAGCCGGCATGAACCGCTACGCCACCCAAGGCCGCCTAATCGTCGAAGCCCTCAAGCGCCGCCCGATGACCTACGCCGAGATGCACAGCCTGGGCCTGTCAACGAGCCCACAGAAGCGCGTTGTCGAGACGCTGCGCCTGATGCCTGAATGGGCGTTGACGAAGGGCACGAAGCGGGTAGGCGGGCGCGATCTGACTACGTGGCGCGTGGTAAGGGCTTGCAAGACTGGATGAAAGGTCATAAACTGTGGATTCATACATGCTAACTGACGCCCAGGCAAAAGTGCTGAAGTTCATCGACGAGTTCAGGGCTCAAAACCAATACCCCCCGACTAGGCGAGAGATTTCGCGTCACTTCGGGTGGTCGTCAGATAACGCGGCGGAAGAGCACCTTCGAGCTTTGGAGGCTAAGGGCCGTGTTCGGATCAATCGTGGCGTCGCTCGCGGTTTGGTGGTGATTTGAACTACTACGAGCGTCATCTAGGCGACTACGCGAAGGATGCCGGGCATCTTTCGATGCTGGAGCATGGCGCTTACACGCTGCTGCTTGACCGCTACTACACCACAGAGCAAGCCATACCGGCCGATCAGGCGCATCGGGTATGCCGCGCCCGCTCAAGGGAAGAACGCGCCGCGGTTGATGCTGTGCTCGCGGAATTTTTTTTGCTTGCCGATGGAGTTTGGAAGAACGGCCGCGCAGACCGAGAGATTGAGAAGATGCGCGCTAAGGTCAAGGCAGCAAAGGAAAACGGGAAGCTAGGCGGCAGGCCAAAGCAAACCGACAAGAAACCCAGTGGGTTTCCGCTGGGTCCAGAATCGGAAACCCAGGCAAAAGCTCACCAGACACCAGTCACCATACACCAGTCACCAGAAGAGGGAGCTAAAGCTCCCTCCCGGGCGGGGGCGCTATGCCGCTTGCTCCGTGAGCATGGCATCCAGAAAACATCCCCGGGGCATCCGCTGCTGCTGAAGCTGCTGGACGCCGGATGTACGGAAGCGGAGTTTCTGGCCTTCGTGCCATCGGCCGCGACCAAGAGCGACCCGTTCGCCTACCTGCTGGCCGCAGTCAAGGGCGAGCGTGAGCGGGCCGCTGTGATACCACTGCACCAAGGGCGTATGCCGAACAAGCAGGAAGCCCTAGAGCAGCGCAACGCGGCCATCGGGCAAGAGTGGGCTAGGAAGATGCTGGCAAGGGGGAAAGATGAGGCAGGATGAGGTTTTGGAGTTTCAGCGCGTACTGTCTGGTGCGTTGTCACTTTGGCGCCAGGACGTAAGTGAGTTCGCGCTTACTGTCTGGTGGGAGGCGTGCAAGGGCTACAGCATGGAGCAGGTATCCAAAGCCCTGACGAGTCACGCCATGGACCCCGAGCGCGGCCGGTTCGCCCCGATGCCTGCGGATATCGTCAAGGCCCTGCACGGCACCCATACAGACCGCAGCCTAGTCGCATGGGGGACGGTTCACCGGGCTATCGGCAGCGTCGGGATGTATGGGTCGCCTGACTTCGGTGACAAGGCTATCCATTCGGCTATCGTGGACATGGGGGGTTGGCCGGCTATCTGCCAAGCGCCGATGGATGAACTGCCGTTCCTGCAGCGTCGATTCTGCGAGCTTTTCAGGGCCTACAGTTCGCGCCCTGACGAGGCGCACGCTGACCGGCTGGTGGGCATGCACGAGCAGGCGAACGCTGGCGCTGGACTGCTGACCGGCCGCCCGGTGATGATCGGCAAACGGGCGTCTGATGCCCTGGAGATCGAGCATGACCGAGAACCCACTCGACACTGACCCGCGCGTGACCTGCACAACCTGTCAGCACTACCGGCCGCTGCGGTGCAACAACCACAAGCGCGCAGCCCTGTGGAGCCCGGAAATCAGCCGGGCGCTGGCGGAGTTGAAACAACACTGCCCAGGCTACCAGCCGAAACAATGAACAGAGCCGGCCGACAGCGCGAACACTGGCACGCCCTCGCCTGCGGGGTAGCTGACTGCCTGCTGATGGGCAAAACGCTACAGCAGACAGGCCAGGCCATGGGCATATCGCAAAGCCTCGCGCACCGTGTACGGCAGCGGCTGGAGGCGCACTTTGGCACCGACGACCGCGACAAGCTGCGCGACGCCCTGATGGCATACCGGGAGGCATGGTGATAGTCGTCCCCATCCGCACCGAGCGCGGGCAAAACAGCCGCGAGCACCACTTCGCCCGCGCCCGCAGGGTCAAAGCGGAGAAAGAGGCGACGGCGTGGCTGCTGCAAAGCCAGACGAGGCCGGAGCTACCGTGCCGGGTGATCCTGACCCGCATCGCACCATCTCAGGGCCTGGACGACGACAACCTGGCCGGAAGCCTCAAAGCTGTGCGCGACGCCGTAGCAGCATGGCTAGGCGTAGACGACAGGGACCGCGAGCGAGTGCGCTACGTCTACGAGCAGCGCCGGGGGCCGTGGGCGGTGGAGATAGGGTTTGTCCCTATGGCAAAGGTTTAGCGTAGGCGTACAGTAGACCCCATCGCAACACGCAACCCGGAGCAAGCAAATGGTCAAGTTCATGAAGCACTACGTGACGAACGGCACGACGAAGGCCCGCGTTCACTACAGCAAGGGCCATATTTTCGTGAAGCAGCCTGACGGCAGCCGCGTGCTGCGCGAGTGCATCAGTTTGTACGCCAAAGACTACGGCGCCACGCTCCGCAAAATCCCAGAGCTGGCCGCAACCAACGACAGCGAAATGATGAGCGACTACATCGTGGAAGACGTGGCCCGCATTTTCCAGGAGTCGCCATTGTACGCCGCCGCGCTGGCCCGCTGCGCCGCCTGACAACCCGCCCATAACACTACAGGAGCCACGAAATGAGCATACACGCCGCAGCTTTGGCTTTAAGAAATGCCGCCGCTAAAGGCTACTTTGAATTGCGCATGGGTGACATCCGCGAGCGCCTTGCAAAGCTGAACGCGCTGGTAGACGACAACCTCGGCTACAACCCGGACGAAATCAACTGGAGCCACGTTGGCAGCGCCGCGCACCTGATCGAGAAACTCGACAACATCTTGGAAACCTTCAAAGCTAAGGATTGACCATGCGCCGTATCCTCATCGCTCTAGCCCTGCTGGCCAGCACCAGCGCATACGCACAGTGCACATGCCGATGCGTGAATGGCTCCGTGCAGCAGCTTTGCCGCGCTGCTCTGGACATGCCCGTCATCTGCGCGCCGCAGATTTGCCCGATGGTTCCGCCGTCAATCCAGCCGATCCAGCCGATCCGCACTCCGCCCATCGGAACGACGAGTTGCCGCATGATGCAGGTTTACCAAGCGCACCTCGGCAGGTACGAGTGGCTTCAGGTTTGCCGATGAACGGCGACCGCTGGCTTTTGCCCGGGGGACACGAGGGCATCGAAATCGGCGCGACGCGCGACACGCTGCGGATAGCTGTGATCCGGCCGAATTGGCCGTTCCCGGCGCCGCCCGTCACTGTGGTGCGCAGCCTTTGCACCAAGCTGCCGAGCCGATACCTGCATGGACAGGTGCCGGAAGAAGATGCGCGGTGGTAGGGTTTGTCCCGATGCCAAAGGTTTAGCGCCTGCCGTACATTGGAGTCACTGCAGCACGAAGCGCAGCAACCAACCGGAGAGCAGCATGGCCGCTACCTACACCAAAGCCGTTACCTTTGCCTCACTTGTTGATGAGGCCGTTGAGCGCGCCCAAGAACAGGCCGCCCCTTTCGTTCCGTCGCGCGCGCAGTACGAAGAAGCGCTTAATTGGGCGCTGATGATCGTTGGCGACTTCGCCGACCCGTGGGCATTCATCAAGGCTACGCATCGCGGTGCGGGCACGATGGACGCTCTCGCGTCCGAACTGTTCAAGCGCTTGAGCGCATGACCGACAAGCGCAAGCCGGTCCGCCCAGCATTGACAACCCGCCCGCACAGAAGGCCACATGACAGTGGGCTTTTTGCTTTGTGGACAAAAAAAGCCAAAAGGGCGACAATGCAGGAATGAGCGACGACACTGGCAAAGTGACAAAAAATGTCAAATTCAATCCGGCGCGCGGTGGATATCGAGGCGGGAACCGTAAGGGCGTCCCAAACAAAGCTACGGCAGAGTTTCGGGAGACGATCCGCCAGCTACTCGAAGACAACGCCGCCAACGTGCAGGTTTGGCTTCAGCAGGTAGCCGATGGAGCCGGCTCGAAGCCGCCTGATCCAGCCCGCGCGCTAGACCTGCTGTCCAAGCTGGCCGAGTACGCCGCGCCCAAGCTGTCGCGCATGGAGCATGTAGGCGACGGCGGCGGCCCGGTGCGGATCGTTGCCGGCCCTGACGACCGCAGCCTGTGAAGTTCGCCCTCACCGAGCGGCAGCAGCAGGCGCAGAGGGTGCTGGCAGGGCCGGCGACGCACTGCATGCTATTCGGGGGCTCGCGCTCGGGTAAGACGTTCCTGCTCACCCGTAACGTGGTGATGCGGGCACTAAAGGCGCCGAACTCGCGGCATGCGATCTTCCGCTTCCGATACAACCATCTGCGGGCATCGGTGATTCTGGACACCTTCCCAAAGGTGATGCGCACCGCCTTCGCTGGTGTCGAGTATCAGGTGCACCAGCAGGACGGATACGCCAGCCTGCCCGGCGGCAGTCAGATATGGTTTGCCGGCCTGGACGACAAAGACCGCACGGAGAAGATCCTCGGTCAGGAGTTCGCTACGCTGTACTTCAACGAGTGCAGCCAGATTCCGCTGACCAGCGTTGACACGGCGCTTACCCGCCTGGCTCAGAAGGCCACGCAGCAGGTCGAGGGCGCAGAGCCGCAGCCGCTCCGGCTCCGTGCGTACTATGACTGCAATCCGCCGTCTAAGACGCATTGGACCTATCGGCGCTTTGTCGAAAAGCGCGACCCGGAAACCCGGCTGGGCCTGCCCCGGCCTGAGGACTACGAAGCGTTCAGCATCAACCCCGGCGACAACAGCGCGAACCTATCGCCTGAGTACCTGCGCATGCTGGAATCCCTGCCGGCCAGGATGAGGGCGCGATTTCTTGAGGGGCGATTCTCGGACGCGAACCCGAACGCTTTGTTTCCGGAGGAGCATATCGACCGCTGGCGCGTGCTGGATGGCCGCGTGCCTGACCTAGTGCGTGTCTTGGTGGCCGTTGACCCGAGCGGGGCGGATGACGAGGCAGCGTCGGACAACGACGCTATCGGCATCGTGGTCGTCGGGCTAGGCACAGACGGCGCCTGCTACGTGCTCGAAGACCTGACGGTAAAGGCAGGCCCGGCGACCTGGGGCAAGGTTGCAACGACCGCATTTGATCGCCATAAAGCCGACTGCGTGGTGGCCGAAACCAACTTCGGCGGGGCCATGGTACGCCAGGTGATCGAGACCGCCAGGCCCCGGACGCCGTTCCGCGCCGTGACCGCAAGCCGGGGCAAGGTCGTGCGCGCCGAGCCGTGTTCCGCCCTGTACGAGCAGGGAAAGGTCCGCCACGTCGGCATGTTCCCGGAGCTTGAGGACGAACTATCCGGCTTCAGCACGGCGGGATTCACCGGCAGCCGCAGCCCAAACCGTGCCGACGCGCTTATTTGGGGCCTGACCGCGCTATTCCCGGCCGTGACCGCACCGGCCAAGGTAGTAGCAGCAGCGCCGCTACCTATGGCGCACCATTGGAGCCGGTAGCATAATCGGCCACCACGCGCAATAGGGAATCCACCAATGGCCCGCGAATCCACCGAGCAGCGACTCACCCGCATTCACGCCGAGGCTATGCGGGAATTCGACGCCATCCAGAGTGCCGTGCGCGATGAGCGGCTGCAGTGTTTGCAGGATCGCCGGTTCTACAGCTTGGCCGGCGCGCAGTGGGAAGGGCCGCTCGGCGCGCAGTTTGAGGCCAAGCCGAAGATGGAGGTTAACAAGGTCGCCCTAGCGGTTCAGCGCATCTTCTCCGAGTACCGGGCGAACCGGGTAACGGTTGATTTTGTCAGCAAAGAGGGCGCGGAGTACGACTCGCTGGCCGATGCGTGCGACGACCTGTATCGTGCAGACGAGCAGGATTCAAGCGCCGAGGAGGCTTACGACAACGCTTTCGAGGAGTCCGTCGGCGGCGGTATCGGGGCGTGGCGCTTGAGGGCGGTGTACGAAAACGAGGAAGACGACGAGGACGAAAAGCAGCGCATCAAGATCGAGCCTATCTTTGACGCGGATTCGTCTGTCTTTTTCGACCTGCAGGCCAAGCGTCAGGATAAGGGAGACGCCAAGCGGTGCTTCGTCCTAACCAGTATGACGCACGATGCCTATATCGAGGCATGGGGCGACGATCCGTCTAGCTGGCCGAAGGAAATCCACCAGCACGAATTCGACTGGTCTACGCCAGATGTCGTCTACGTGGCAGAGTATTACCGAGTGGAAGAGCGCTCGGAAACGGTGCGCATCTATCAGGGCTTGGACGGCGAAGAAGAACGGTACCGCGAGAGCGAGCTAGACGACGAGACCATCGCCCAGCTTGAGGCCATCGGCTCGCGCCAGGTGGGAGACAAGCGCATCAAGGTGCGAAAGGTCCGCAAGTACATCCTGAGCGGGTCCAAGGTGCTTGAGGACTGCGGATACGTCGCCGGCCGGCATATCCCGATCATCGTCACGTATGGCAAGCGGTGGTTCGTGGACAACATTGAGCGGTGCATGGGCCATGTCCGCTTGGCGAAGGACGCCCAGCGCCTGGCGAACATGCAGCGCAGCAAGCTGGCGGAAATCAGCGCGCTATCAAGCGTGGAAAAGCCGATCCTGTTGCCCGAGCAGATCGCCGGGCATCAAATGATGTGGGCAGAGGACAACGTAAAGCAATACCCGTATCTGCTCATCAATCCCCTGACCGGCCCGGATGGCTCACAGCAGCCCGGCGGCCCTGTTGCCTACACCAAGAGCCCGCAAATCCCGCCAGCGATGGCGGCCCTGCTGCAGATCGTGGAGCAGGACATCAAGGATGTACTCGGCAATCAGGAGCAGGGCGACAAGATCGTGGCCAATGTGTCGGGTAAAGCGGTCGAGATGGTGCAGCAGCGCCTGGACATGCAGACCTATATCTATATGTCCAACTTTGCGAAGGCCATCCGACGCTGTGGTGAAGTTTGGCTCGGCATGGCCCGCGAACTCTACGTCGAACCGGGCCGCAAAATGAAGGGCATCGGAGCGCATGGACAGACCAGCACGGTAGAACTCATGCGTCCGATTGTGGGCGAGGACGGCGAGATTGAATACGAGAATGACCTGTCCGAAGCGCAATACGACGTCGCCGTGGAAGTCGGACCCAGCAGCAGCAGTAAACGCGCGGCCACTGTCAGGGCGCTGACGCAGATGATGGCGCTGTCGCAAGACCCTGAGACGCAGAAGATCCTGCAGGCGGCAGCGCTGATGAACATGGAAGGCCAGGGGCTGACGGATATCAACGAGCATTTCCGGAAACAGCTCGTGATGCTCGGCGTGCTCAAGCCCACGGACGAGGAAGTGCAGGCCATGCAGCAGGCCCAGGCGCAGCCTGACCCGAACGCTGAACTTATGCGCGCTGCTGCCACTGAGGCGCTGGCGAAGGCTGAGAAGGCGCAGTCTGACGCCCGCCTGTCCGATGCAAGAGCCGCGCAGACTCTGAGCGAAATCGGCATCAAGTGATGCCACGGCTACCGCGCAGCCGTCAATGCGCGAGAGGAAACCCATGCAAGACGTAGACACGCCCACGGAAGAGGAAGTCGATACTCCTGAGGCTGAGGCTGTAGAGACGAAGGACGAAGAGCCAGAGGCGCAAGAGACGCCGAAAGAACAGGAGCCGGAGGAAATTACCGTCGCCATCGGTGACGAAACCCCGGCCGAGGAAGAACAGGAAAAGGCCCCCGAGTGGGTGCGCGACCTTCGCAAGCAGCACCGAGAACTTCAGCGCAAGGTGCGAGAGTACGAAGCCCGCGAGCAGGTGGCGCCAAAGGTGCAGACCCTTGGGCCGAAGCCGACGCTTGAGCAGCACGACTACGATACCGAACGCTATGAGCGATCCCTAGAGGCGTGGTATCGCCAGCGCGATGAGCAGGCGAAGATCGAGGCGCAGGCGAAGGCCAAAGCGGAAGAAGCCGAGCGGGCCTGGAAAAGCCGGCTAGACACCTACGGCAAAGCCAAGGCTGAACTCAAGGTGCGCGACTTCGACGACGCCGAGGCGGTGGTCTTGGAGGCTTTCAACCAAACGCAGCAGGGAGTCATGCTGCATGGTGCGGATAACCCGGCCATGGTGGTCTACGCCCTCGGAAAGAATCCGAAGAAAGCCAAGGAACTGGCAGCTATCGCAGACCCTGTGCGGTTTGCGTTTGCAGTTGCAAAACTGGAGAGCCAATTGAAGATCGTCCCGCGCGCGAAACCACCGGCCCCCGAGCGTTCCGTTCCCGTTGGCACTGCGCCTGTTAGCGGGACTGCCGATGCCACGCTTGAAAGGCTGCGCGAACAAGCTGCCAAGACTGGCGACATGACGGCGGTTATTCGCTACAAGCAGCAGCTAAAGGCCAAGCAACGCTAGGTATTGCAAAGCGGGCCGGATGGTGTATATTCGGCCCGTCTGCATGGTTTCGCCAGCCACAAATGGCAGAGCAGACCTGTAGAGCGGCCACGCGGCTCTGATGCGTGAGTAACTGAAGGCAACCCGCTAGGCGGGGTCATCCGTAACTCATCATCAAGGGGCCAACAATGGCTAACGCGTTTTCCAAGGAAGAGCGCATCGCTTACGAGAACCTGCTCGAAGGCTTTCAGGATGCGCTGGTGCTGTCTCGCAACGTCGCGGTCTTCAACACTGACCAGACGATGATGGAGCGCACGAACAACACCATCTGGCGTCCGCAGCCTTATATCTCGGTGTCCTACAGCGGCACCGACATGACGACGAACTTCGACGACTACACGCAGTTGTCGGTCCCCGCGACCATCGGCTTCAGCCGTTCGGTGCCGTGGATCATGTCCGCGACGGAACTGCGCGATTCGCTGCAAGAGGGCCGGCTCGGTGACGCTGCCAAGAAAAAGCTCGCTAGCGACATCAACTTGGCGA